CAATGGCATCTTGTATCTTCTTTTGGTCAAAGCCAGAAACCCTTGGCTGAACAGCTTGGAAAACCTTTACAGCATCAGATGGGTTGAGCAACAATGCTTTTAGCTTTTCCTCTGTTGCGGCAGATGCTTTATTGGCCCAAAACTTACTGAACAATGAAGTCATTGCGTAAGTTGCGCCAGATACAGGGTTGTAAATGCGGGAAATGATTTGCTCTGGAGGAATGCCTGTCAATTGCTCAATTGGAGTCTTTGGAACAGTCTCGCCTCTGAACGGCACATTTGTAATGTCTTTGACCATGCGCTCAGAAACAGTAGCAAAATCCTGCACCTTTTGAGCATAGGTTGGCCCAAATACACGATTGAAAATAGCAGCTTTGTTTCTGTCATTTAAAAGCGCAACTGGGTCTCCTGACCGAACAACATCATCAAGCATATATGAGCGCACAGCATTCACAGCATCTTTGTTTTGTCCATAGCCAGAGTTAGACATAAACTTGTTGGTGAAATTTATATCGCCATACATCTTGCTGACCAACTCTTGTGGGTTCTTGAATCCTTCTTTACTGACAATCTGCTCACCAGCAACACGCTGAAAGTCTGCGTTTAAACGACTGCGTTGATTGATTAGGTTTTGCACATTGTTTACAGATGCTCGTAACTCATCATCAAGGCCAGGAATCATTGAAGTTCCACCTTGATTAGCCTTGAGCCACTTGTTTGCCGCTTTAGGATCAATTACATCGTTCTTCAGTGCGGCTTTGGTGAAACTATCAAGGAAAGCATCACGGGCAAGACGGGTTCCCTCTTGACCAGTTGCATCAATAAATTGACTAACATTGGATTTGTTTCCAATCAAAGCAGGTGTGATTTGCTCAACAAACTTCTTTCTATCAACAGATTTTAAGGTCTCAGCAGAGAATGGAAGGCCAACTTTCTGGAGATATGCGTTATCTGCATTGCGGTAAGCGGTTACAAACTCAGGATCAAGATTGTCAATGTGACCACCAACGCGACCTTTAAGTTCTGTCAACAAACGAATGTCAGCAGGGTCGTTTGCCTTACGCAACTGAGCGTTGATTTCACGCTTCAATGAGTCCAAGTCTTCAACAGTGGCGGCAGAGAATTTAACGCCTCCAGGAGTCATTGGAGTGCCTTCTGCGGTCAAGATTGCGCTTGGCTCAGTAGTTGTTGGACGAAACTTGGCTCGAACTCTGTTGTAAATTGACGGGAATGTTTTGAAAATGTCAGATGCTTGCTCACCAGCAACAAAGTTAAAAATGTCATCAACAGACCCAGATGGCAACTCAACATTGTTCTGTTTAGCTAAGTTAAATGCTTCTGCATACAAAGGTTCAACGTCTAATCTAGCGGCCTTTTCTTTCTGAGCAACAAGATTAGAAACACGCTGTCCAAACACATTTGGGTCAATGGTTTGATCTTTTGACAGGTCAGCAATCTGTTCATCAATAGAACGAACGCGCCTAGTTTGCACCTTCTCCAAAGATGGGCCAACAACACTGACTTGAACCTTGCTGGGATCGCCAAACAATCTCATTTGGTTTTGGGTCAAAGCCTGTTTTGCAGCGTCATATTGATTGCCATACTGCGCCCGAAACACAGGGTCTTTTGCTGACAAACTTTGGATAAAGTTGTTGATAACAGGGTTGTCTGCAAGCATTGCGCTCAATGGCATCTGTACTTCAACACCACCCGGGGCTTTGAGAGACACGCCTTTCTGTGCCCTTGCAGCATCTTCAAGCGTTTTCATAAACGCAGGGTCAGCAGCACCAGCAGCAATGAAAATATTGCTTATGCGATTGTCTACATCTCGCAACAGTTCATCTTCAGGGATAGTTCCACGAACTTTATCCCATTGACCTTTTGCCAAATCAAGTGCTTTCCCAGTAATTGGAAGCGCCTTTGTTGCAGTTCCAACCCCATAGCCACCAGCCATGCCACCAAACAAGCTACCAATAAATTGACCAACTCCAGGCGCACCTGCTTTTTCACCAGCAGCTTGACCTGCTTGTCCACCAGCCTCTGCACCACCACCAATAACAGCTTGTTCAGCAGGGCGCATCAGTGCTTGTCCAAGCATCCCTAAACGCCTAACTGCCGCAACAGGAGGGAATAAATATGATTCTGGCGAGGTCACAGCTTTAACTGCGCCAGCGGCAATTCTTTGCCCACCAGTTTGTGGTTGTGCGCCAGTGGAACCCATTGATTCCATCAGTCCTGTATATACAGGCTCACGACCAGCACGATATGCCTCTAAAACAGCTTGATTTTGCTCTTGTGCCCCAGGTGGTGCAACAAATGGAGCTATTGGGTTTCTGCGAGTCAACTGACCACCAGTTGGCCTTAAGACTTGCTCTCGCATAACATTGGCAGCACCAGTAAGTGCGCCAACAGTGCCAGCAAAGCCCTGTCTTGCGGCTTCTGCTAAGTAGCCTTCAGAACTAGGCGTAGGAGTGCTTCCACCCGCTAATTCCTCTAGTTCATCATCAGTTAAAGCAACATCTGTTTTTACAGATTTACCATCAATTATGTAGGTTGGCATCTTATTCCTCTACGACTGTTACAGTTTTTCCGCTTTTCAGAGTTATGGTGCGAGAGCCTTTTGTCTTGCCCTTAAATTCAGGAAAATCTAATGCTGCCTCAACATCTTGAGGGTTGTAATTCTTGTTTCTCAAGGCAATTTTGCGTTGACGATCAATTTCATCATTTGCTTTGTTAACTGAAACAGTCCTCAGTGCTTCTAATGTCTTTTTAAGTTTCTGTTGCGTATCTTTTGATGGAGTGCTTGTAAATGCAGTTGAAATAAAGTCTTGAGCGCCACCCAAAAACGATGGGTCAGCACCAGCCGCCAAAAGTTCTTTTTGACTCAAATCTCCACCACCAGAAATTGCTCTAGCAAATTGCGTTTGTGCCGCCTTAAAAGCAATAAAATTTCCTGTTTTAAGTGAATCATCAAGGTTAGTCAAAGCATTGTCTGTAGCAAGCACAATCTTTGACATTGGCTCAACAGTCTTTTGCACACTTGACCTAAACGCTGGAATGTCAGCAAATTTCTTGTCCCCAGGAAAGTCAGGCATGATGTTTTGAACAACTGTGCCTCTAGGCCCACGGGTTGCTTTAATAACATCATCAACTTCTGCAATTTGAGAGGCAGGAGCACCAGCGTCAATCAATTGTTGGCGATATAGTTGTAGTTTTTCAATCTCTGATGGCGGTGGCCCTTTTAATGGCTTTTCAATAAGTTCTAGGTCTTGAATGTTGCCACTCTTTGCATACAAAGCAATGCTTGCTGGGTAGTGTTTGCCAGCCCGTATCAACTGCTGAATTGGGTCAACACCTTGTCTCTCACGCATTCTTTGTTGCGTCAATGCCACCTCACTATTTGCTTTACGAGCAAGATTTGCGGCCTCTAATGCTCCTTGCGTATCTCCAGCCTGTTGCAATGCGTTTGCATATTGAGCAAGACCTTCTGGAGTGCTTACATCAATCTGTTTTGCCAGTGAATTACGCAAACTAATCAGACGCATCTGAGGGTCTTCTACACCCATCAAACCAGCAAATGCACCACCCAACTGTTGTCCAGTTCGATATGCGCCATAGTTTATTTGTGTTTGTGGGTCTTGTTGAGCAAATGCCATTGCTTGCTTTTGCTCTGCCAAGTCACGCTGTTGCTGATACAACTCAGGAGTTACCCCAAACAAACTTCCCATAATAGTTGGTTCTGCCATGATTACTCCTTAAATTCTTGAAACGCCAGGGATAAATAATCCTTGACCGCCTTGGGCACGATATGCCGCCGCTTGATCTTGATAATTTTTTAACGCCGCAGCTTGCGCTTGTTGTTCTTCAGGTGTTGCAGGCATTAGATTATTTAATACATTCTGTGTTGCAGGACTATTTGCAAAACCTGTCAAAGCAGTTCCAAAAGGACTAGATGCAGTTGCCGCCTGAGTTGTTCTGGCTCCAGAAAGACCGCCTGAAAGCAAGGTTTGTCCAACATTAGCACCAGCTTGGGCAGACCTACCGCCCAACTGTGCGCCAATGTCCAAAGGCGCTTGACCCAATGACTCTAGTGCTGAACCCACGCCAATTCCAGTGCTGAATGGAGAATAAGCACCTGTCAAACCTTCTCTATAAGAGCCAAGTAAGTTAGAGCCAGTTCCTAGCAAACCAGCGCCAAACTGAACTTGTCTCTGTCCTTCTGTCTGTGCTTGTGCCGCCAATTGAGCATCTTGTTGAGCCAAAGCGTTGTAGTAGGCTTCCATCTCAGGAGATGCCGCCCGTAGACCTTCACCACCACCTGGGCGCATACCAGTGCCACCAACAGACAAGCCACCACGACCAGTTTGAAATAATCTGTTTTGCAGTTGAGCAAATTCACGCTCACGGCTAGGGGCCAACAAGTTTTGTTGTTTTGCCATGTAATCAGCAGCAGCCTGCTCTGGAGACTTAGCCAGATACTGTTGACCCAAACTAAACAACCCTTGTGCGCCAGCAGTCAAAGGAGCATAACGACCACCAGCTTGTTCTGCTTCAGTCAAGCCTTGACCAGACAAAGCCATGATGCGGTCTTGCATCGCCTTGAGTTCTGGAGTTAACTGATAACCAGCACTTGTCAACTGACCAGTTGTAGGATCAAACCCAAACTGTGATGCACCAAAGCGAGTGGTAACGCCAACAGGACGAAACCTCTGTGCTTCTGCCGCTGTTGCCGCCGCATCTCTAATTGCTTGAGCAGAGATTCTTGCAGCCTCTACATTGGCTTGACTACTTAACGCTGTTCCAGCGCCACTTATTCCAGCAGTAATCAATCCTTTTGTCAGACTTGGATTTTTCTTAAAGAAGCTAAGAACATTTCCAACTGTTAACCCAGATTCTCTTGCTGTTTTTTGTGCCGCTTGAGTAAGTGCGGCATACGCATCACTGATATTTTGAGTACCACCAGCCTCTTGAGCCAACTGATAAATCAATTGCTGTTCTTCAGGAGTGTAATTAAAAGGAGTAGTATCCTCTAGCTCAGTCGCAGGAGCATTCATCTCATCATCGTAGGTTGCCATATTTCCTCCAGTATTTCCAGTAATCGGTGTTTGTGGTGTTGGTGTAGGTGGTGTGAATCCAGAACCATCGTCAATAATGTCTTTTGTGTCGAATGATGATGCAGTTGTGTCTACCTCAAAAGGAGCCAACTGATTCTGCAAGTCTTGTTGTCCAGCAAGAGCCTGTTGTTCAGTAGGAACAGTTACGCCTGAGTCTGGTCTAAGTGAATCAAGTGCAACGCCTTTGACAGCACCAGTAACAGCCTGTTCTGGAGTCTTTCCAGCAAGCAATCCACCAGCAGTTCCTTGAGCAACCTGTCCAGCAACAGTGGAACCAGTTGCACCAGCAACAGCAGAACCAACCCCTAGTTGACCAGCAGCATATTGAGCCGCATAATTTGTTGCAGTCTTTTCGTCACCACTCGCAATTGCTCCAGCAGTAACACCACCAGCAATAGCAGTACCAATTCCAGGCAGTCCATAAGCTGCGCCAACAATGTCTAATGCCAGCAGAGGAAGTGGGCCAGCTTTTAATATCTCATTACCAAGACCAGCAAGCAGTCCACCGCCACTGCTGTATCTGTAGCCAACAATTTTTTGACCAGTTTTTTCTTGATAGTTGTATCTTCCAGACGGCTCAATATATCCTTTGTCGCCGTAATAAACTGGCTTGCCCTCGTAACTACCAATGCCTTTAAGTTGTCCAGTTAATTGCGGGTTAAAGTCTGCAACACCAGCATTTATGATTGGAGTGGCTACTTCTGTTGTTGTAAGGTAACCTTTAGTTGATCCTCCCATTTGATCTGAAATAAACTTTCCAGCATCAAACGAGCCAAACTGTGAATTAGCAATATCTACATATTCAGAGTTGTTTTTTAAAGAAGAAAGCAAATCAGGATTAAGGAATCCCACATAGGCTCTGCCTTGATCTCCAGATGTTGCGCCTTTTGTAATCCTGTCTTCTGGGATAAATACATACGACTTCCCACCAACATCAAAGCTCAATCCCATGTTTAATGGGGCTGCATCACCTTCTTTTCCAGCAAAATAGACAGGAACTCTCCCGCTAGTATCTAGCGTTCCAAACTTAGAGGTTTGTATGGATTGAGCCATTACACAGTGCCGTTAGCCACAATGTTGCCCAACACAGTCAGGTTGCCAGAACTGTCAATCTTCATCACATCAGTTCCTGAGTGACGAATAAGTAGATTAGACCCACTCTCAACAAAGCTGAAGTTGGTGAAAGTTCCATCTGCCTTGGTTGCAATGGCAGTGGCAATGTTGGTGAACTCAGTATCAATCTCAGTTCCCTTGACAACCTTGCTTGCATTCCCTGGCGACAAAGCATCTTTAGCCGCAAAGTTGGTGGTTTTGGTGTAATTTGCCATGTTTCTTCCTTAAACCAGTTTGCCATTCTTGGCTTGAATCTCAATCTTTTGAATGCTCACAGGATATCCATTGATCTGCACTTCATAACCTGTCTGCACAGTCTTGCCAGAACCTGATGTTTGACCAACCAAAGTCTGCAAAGAAATGCCATCTGAGTAGTACGCAACAGGAACACCATTTGCCCCATACTCAGCAGTACCATATTCAGCAACAGTAGACTGAGGAATTTGCAATGTGGTGGAGTAATACTGACCCGTGAAGTCATATCCCCACTTGATGATGAAGCCTTGGTTTGATCCACCAATCACCACCACAGCAATGCGCTTCAGGATAGATGTGACATTGGGCTGTCCCAAGTCAGCATAGGTGGTGAAATACTGCAATCGATAGGTGCTTGCATAGTCAAGGTAAGTTCCATACTTGCCCACATAACCATTCTTGCCAATCAGCAAGTCTCCATTGCGTTTAGCAAGGAAAGCAGTTGGTGTAATGGAATCCCACACAGTTACCCGTGAAGAACCATCTTGCAAAGCCGCCTTGGTGTCAAAGCAGTATGTCTGGGTGGCAGTCGGGAAGTTAATCAGGTAGAAAGCATTTGACTCTGAATAGACTGCCTTGATGTTTGCCAATGTCTCAGCATTCACAATCGTCATCAAGTCATCACGCACATTCTTAGACAAGTCCCGCAAAGGTGCAGACTTCTCTTGAATGGTTCTGAGCAATGAACGCACACCACTGTTTGACAAGAACACTACATCACTGCCTGTATTGGCAATGGAGTCCCTTGCAATGCAACCAATGTTACTGATGGTGTCACTCAGAGACAGACTTGATGGGGTAGTTGCATTTGCATAAATCAATACTTGACGCTTGCCAAAGATAAACAAGAATCCATTGTGAGCCGCTAACCCTGTAATCTCATCAGACCCATTGGGCCACACCCGTGAAATGTCCAAAGAACCAGCAGTTCCTGTTGACCAGATGTGTCCTGCAAGCAAGTCAGAGAAGTAGACAGTTACAGTGTCAGCAGTGCTACTAGCAGTCCACAAGCGACCATAGGCAGAGATAACAATGTTGGTTTGTGGAGCAGTCGCAACATAACCGCTTTTCTCGCTCACACGCCTATATGTGGTGGTGCTTACAGCAGGGTCATAGATCAGTGGGTCATACCCTGACTGAAAGAAATATGTGATTCCATTCAGAGAAGCACAATGCCAATTGCTTGCAGTAATGGTGGGGCCAGTACCTCCCCCCCCATAGGTCAACTCAACAACACTTGTCCCACTGAGTTTAAACAGCTTGTTGTTTCCAGCGAACAGAACAGTCAAAGTGCCATCAGTCTGCACCAACTCATGGATGACTGTTACATTATTTGCACCAAGGTTGCCAGAGGATGTGTTAACCCTTGAAAAGCCTTTGCGAGAGCCAATGCGCCCGTATTGGTCAATCACGCAGTTTGTGGCAATCGCAGCATATCCAGCCGCTAAATCAAGCGGTGAGTCTTGTGTATTGAGTCCAAAAAAGCCTGGAGCCGATACAGAAAAGGTCTGGATTTGCTGGCTCATGTTGATACAAATTGCTGATTTTCTGGATACCGATTTGCCTCTAAAGCAATGTAATCGGAGAGCATGGATCGAAATAGTGTGTATGCCTCTGATGAAGACAACCCACCATCTTCTCCACGCTCAACCAATGCCCTAGCATACGCACCTTGAGCAACAACTACATCAGGCACAAGCACAACAGTGCTGTCAGATGCCAAAGTTGCCTGGGGTATCGTCAGACTGAATTTCAGTGTGTACACGCCATCAGGAATTGGGAACAAACTGACTTTGGTGTTGTAAGAGCCATCTATTCCATCAAAAGTAAATTCTGTAGGAATTGAGTTGACCAGGGGCAAGAAGCTCTGTTTGCGGTTCATGTCCACAAATGTGATGTTAGTCAAACCAACATTACTGGTTACGTTGATAGCATCCATCACCTGAAACTTTTGACCAGCACCAGTGAGTGAATATGATGGGGTTGAAGCCACAGTAGTCACAGTAACTGTTTGACCAAGTGCATTCCAACCAAAGGCATCTTCAACCTGACGCTTTGTGTCATTGACAAACTTGGCAATCAGAGTGGAATAGGTGGTTTCGTTGTAAGTGGTTACAACAGGTTCACGCAAGCGGATCAACACATCGTTGACAAGTTCTAGTAGTGTCATGCTCTTGCCAACCCTTCTTGTTCAAATGTGGCTATAAAACTGAATGTGCTTGCCGACTGAGTAGTTATTTTTATTTTGTCATCTTCTTCTAAAACAATGTAGGCATTGCCATCAAACTGCAAATATTGTTTTGATGTGAAATCGTAATTAGTCAATATATCAAGGGTTGTATTAGCACTTGCGTCATACCATTGAACAGTTATATGCTTGGTAGAGCCGCCTGTATTGTGTATATACATTACAGTAAATTTGGCGTAATAGCCCTTTGGACAGGTATAGACTGTTGTGTCTACTGCCGCTGCGGGACTAACACCAACTGATAATGCTCTCATTTCGCCTTTGCCTTGTTCCTTGCGGATATAGCTTTAGCTTTTGCCTTTGCGTCAGCCTTTGAGGTTGCACCCCATGCCTTTAGCGAAAGAAGCAGTCTCGTTGGTTCACCATTCTTGAACTCAGGGCCATCATTGCCACCCATTCGAGCCAAGAAACTTGCTCTGCGAGGGTTATCCCCCGACTTTACTGGCGGCTTCAGATTACCACCAGTTTCTGCATTATAAGATGATCTGCCCTTGGCATTCAAGCCGCCTTTTGGATTTTGACCAGCTTTTGTTTGCCAAGTGGGTGTTTTCATCTTTTACCTCATCTAAACTTTGATGTTTTCTTTGCAATCGCTTTGGGTTGCTTCACAAACTGTTTACCAGCCGCAGTACCTTTTCGCTTGGCTTTAGTCGTTGCCGCATACTCAGCAGAACTTAAAGACTTGATTGCCGCCTCTGGCAGATACCTCTCACCCGTCTGAGATGAGGGTTTACCTGACTTTGTACGCCACTTCTGCTTACCCCAATCCTTTAAAGATTGCTGTGGGTCTTTCATTTCATCTTCTTAGCACATTTCCCCATTGCCTTGCACTTGCTTGGGGTTGGGCATCCAGCACAAGGTTTAAATGATTTGGCTGATTTGATTTCAATGACTCGCATAATTTGCTCCTTATTAAGTTTTGTACCCACCACCTTTAGCCTTGTATTCCTTAGCTAAAAGTTGTGCTTTTCTTGCTGACCATTCACCAGAATTGCCACCTGATGACCCTGCTTTGATCTTCTCAAACAAGGCTTTTCGCATGGTAGGTTTGGTGTAAACCCCTGCTTGGTTGACCTTGGATTTGGTCTTCATTTCTTTTTAGCCTTACCAGCTTCAGATAAGGCGATAGCCATTGCTTGCTTTGGGTCTTTGACAACCTTTTTATTGGATGTCAACTTACCCTTACCAAACTCAGTCATTACCTTGCTAATCTTGGCTTGTGCTTTAGTCTTTTTCATGTTAATACAATACTTTAGCTGTGATAGTTCCAGAGGTGTAAGCAGTGCAGTTTGCCCGCAAATACTTAGGAGCATTGGCTATGGTGACAATGCCATCAGCGGTCAAAGCAGTGCCAATTGTGGCAAAGGTTGTCCCATCCAAGCTACCTTGAAATGCAACAGTTGCAGTAGTAATACCTGAAACTTGCAAGAATGCGGGTTGTCCAGCATCTGCTTGAACGGCTCTAGAAGCACCTGTCGCAACAACAGCATTAAGTAAGGTGACGGGAGTAGTTAAAGATGCCATTATTTGCCCCGACTAGATTTCTTCATCATGTTGGTAGCAGTCCTGCTACCCTTCATAGGCATAGGCATCTTTGGCTTACCAACCGCAACCATAATGGTCACAGGAACGCCCTTTTTCTTGCCCTTGCTTGTAGTCTCTTTAGCCTTACCACCCATCATTTTTCCGTACATAGTGTTCTCCTTATTTCCACAGTCTGTCAGCAACAAAGGTAATTACACCGCCCATGAATGAAGCGATAGTCATACCCATCCAAAACCCACCTTTGCCTTTGTTAGCAAGTTCCAACAAAGCCTTCACATCTTTGCTCAAAGAGTGAACTTCTGCCTGGAGAGCCTCAACTTGGGCCTCCAGTCTTCCAAAATCTCTAGCGTCTATATCAGACATTTGCAACTTTCCTTGGGCGACCCATGCGCCGTACAACTGGCGGCATGAAGGGAGTATCTTTCCTCACTTCATCAGGAATGTCAGACACTTCTTGTTCATCAATACGAACATAACCCTGATGACCCTTCATTGAGTCAATGTCATGTTGCAAGGTAAAACTTACTGTGTTACCAGACTGAAGACAGCGAAAAGTTGCCATTGATTAACTCCAAAACGAAGAAAGGGGGGACGAACCCCCCTATTCTTAAAGCACTGCCCGACCAATCACCAGTTGCAATGTGGTTGATGCCAAATTAACATCACCTGCTGTTGGGTTGTAGGTCACGATAGTCACAGTGTTAGCGGCAGAGATATAGGCTCTACGAACCAATCCTGCTTCACTCACACCAACTGACATACCAAGAACCATGTCACCCAAAGCAACGCCTGGAACAGTTACTGTGTCAGTTGCCGTAGCAGTAGTAGCGATTAAGGCGCTATCTAGAGTACAAGCCACATCCCAAGTGTCTGTAAAAAGGCCACGAAATTGATCGTTACCACGGCGGGAAACGACTGCGGTTGCTGCTGCCATTTTGATTTCTCCTAATTAGGTTAAAAAAGTCCCCCCACCACTAGGGCAGGGGGCGCAACTGCAATTAGGCGGGAACCAAAAGTGCAAACATAGATGCAGATTTGGCTGCACTTACGCTTGCGGCTGAACGCAGAATCTGAACGCCATACAAGGTATCAGAGGTAAACAGAGTAGCCAAATACTCTTGTTTGTACTGAACTTGTGAGCGAACAGCAACTTGCTCAACCAAAACCACTGCATCGCGGTGACCCATGAGACAAACTCGCGCAGCACCAGAACCTGATGCAGTGTCGCAATTGCTTGAGACAAACACAGGGATGCCATACAAGTTACCGATCTCACCAGTGCGAATGGTACTGTTAGTACCGCCCACAAAGGCTTGTTCAGTATAACGAGCCAAACCCATCAGGGTGTTGCGACTTGATGGAGGAATCAAGAAGAAACGCTGATCCATAGGGGTATCGGTATCATCCAAACGCTGAATAGTGCGGCGAATGGCGGCATCGGTCAGTGCTGACTCATTATTGCTTGCGGCAACATAAGCAGAAGTACCATCGCCACCAATGAACGCACCAGTTGCGTAAGCATTAGTACCACCACCACCATTGGTAGAACGACCCAACTGAACCAAGTCGGTATCAACTTGTTTAGCCAGGGCATAACCAGCATCAGAGGTGTAGAAGTTACGCAAGCTGTTCAGGGCTTGGGCCTCGACAATATCCTCAATCAAGCGGCTATATTCATAGTGCTTGTTGATCGACACGGTTACTTCAGACTCAGTAGCTGCAATCAAAGTGACTGCGACTTCTGCGGCTTTAGCGGTTGCTGAACCACGGGTAGGTGCGGGGATATGAATCGTATCGCCCTTCTTACCTTTGAAGTTCATCTTCATAACGAGGTTAGCAAGAACCAAGTTTTTCTTGTAAGCCGCAACAATCTCATCACTCCAAATGTCAGGAATGAATTTGTCTGCTGTGGTCGTAGTAACTGAGTTACTGGGGGAAAATGCTGTTGCCATGTTGTTTCTCCTAAGAAACGAAAGTTAAGTTACTTAACCCGTCCATCTGCGTATGCTTGCATGATTTCACCACTCAAAGCATCGTATCTGTCAGGTTCTGTCATCTTCAGCCGAATCAGGTCAGCCCTACGATAAACCCTCTTTGAACTCTCACCAGTTCCACCAACATCCACTTGTGCGGCCTTCATGCTCTGCTTCCTGGCGGTTTCACCCGCTTGTTCAGTCTGCTTTGACTTGACACCACGCAACTGCTTGTAAGTAGACAGCAACTCATTGGCACTATCGTAATCGAACTCACCATCTGCTTTTGCATACAGACCAAGGCGAACAGGCGAGGATTTCACCCAATTCACAAAGTCCTGATCTTGAGCAATCTGACTGTAGTC